TTGCTGTCTGAGCCTCTGTTATTTGTGTTGTTATATTATTTATGGCGGTAGTTGCAACAGTTACTGTAGCCTTTGCATCTTGAACTACCTGAGAACTTTGATCTATTGGGGTGACAGATAAATCAACACTGCTAATAGTATTAATAGCGGTTTGAACATTATTTACTTCTGTATTAGCCAAAGATATTTTTGTGGCTACCTCTGCTGTAATACCTTGGGCTTGGGAATATTCGGTTTGTGCTTGTGTTACCTCTACCAATGCCGTTTCAGTGGCTGTAATGGCTTGCTGAACCTCTGTAGTAGCGGTTGCAAGTGCTGTATTAACTGCCTGTTGAGCAGGACTAACAACAACTTGCTCTTGATTTTCTGTAGCGTGAGCACGATCTGGAGCCATAATTCCAAAAATTGTTATGCATAACCCTACCCCAAAGGCTAATATTAGTCTTCGTTTAAGGTTTTTCAATTGAGTGGTGGTCTCCTATGTGTAATTATATTAGTAATTATACCATTTTTAAATCATAAAAAAAGAGGGTAGAAATTAATCTACCCTCTAATTTTAATTAAGTATTATTTAATACCCAACTTTTTCATGATTTTAGCAATTAAAGCAGTAAGTGCAACAATTTTTGCATTTAGTGCAGTAATTTGGTTTGCAATTGCAGCGTTAGCAGCGGCATTTGCATCTAATACATTTGCTGTTGTTGATAATGCAACCTTTTGTGCTGACAAAGCAAGTCCAGTAGCAGTACCAGTTGTACCTGTAACTGTGAATGGACCAGCAGATAATGGAGCATATAGATTCCATGTTGCAACTCCACCAACAAATGTTGGAGTCTTAGATCCAACCAATGTTGCTCCACCTAGTTGAGTAGATGAAATTAGGTCTGCTGACAATAGATCAGTATATGAAGCGCCACTTGCAGCAATATCTGAGATTGGCTTACCTGAAGCATCTACTGCTTTCAAAGTAAGTTGAACCTTTTCTCCATTAATATAAGATGTTTTATCAAATGCTAAAGTAATAGATGATGCTACAGAACTTCCAACCGTAACAACTGCATTTGTTGAAACTGTAGGAGTTGTTGTTGCATTAGCAAATGTAATTGCAACATCTCCAGTAGCAATTCCATTAATAGCAAAATATGCTACTCCATTAGTAGTTGTTGTTGAAGCAGAAAGTGTTGCTAAAGATGTAGATGCTGAAGTAGCATAAACTGTAGTTCCATTAGATACTGGATTGCCGTTTGCATCTTTTACAGCAACTGCAACACCATAAGATGTTGAAGATCCATCAGTTCCGTTAGATCCAACACGGTAGACTGAAAAACCTTTTGTTGCAGTATAAGTTGCAGCATCTCCAGCAAAAATAACTGTCTTAGTTGCTAAAACTGTAGAGCCACTTGAAATTGTAATTGTTGATGTTCCTGATGTTCCATCTCCAAATACGTTTACAAAATATTGTCCAGCAGTTCCTGTAACAGCACGACCTTGTGAGGCTGCGTTAGCCTGAGTTGTACCAAGGCCAATCATTCCTGGGCCAGCAACGGTAACTGTTAATGTTCCATTTGAAATAACATTATTGTTTCCATCTTTTGGTGCTACAAGAATATTAGCAACTGCATTTGCTGCTGCTGACTGTGCAGTTTTTGGAGCAACAATTGATACAGAATTAGTTGTTGCATCTGGTGCAGCAACCCCTGCTGCAGAATAAACTGTTGTATATGACGGAGATACTGATAAGGTACCAGAAGCCGTCCATGAAATTGTTTTAATTACTTGTGTTCCTGGAATTCCAGTACCAGCAGTAATTGGAGTAACAGTTACTGTAGATGTACCAGCAGTAGGGCTTGAAATAATAAGAGTTGAAACTCCTGCGCCGACGTTGCTAGTTGTAATCTGATAATAACCATTAACTGGCGTTAACAGGGTAGTGTTTGATCCTGCAGATGCAGATACAATTGAACCTACACCAGACAAGGTAACAGTTGCTACCGTGCTTGTGTCTGTATTGATTGTAAGAGTTGCAAAACCACCAATAACCTGAACACCATTTGTAGTGTCGTACATTGTTGTATTTACAATTGTCGGAGCAGCGTTCGCTGGCACAGCGACAAGTGTAGTGCTAGTCAAGGCTGCAGCGATGACAATAGCAACTTTTTTAAATGAATTCATTTTTCTCCTTGTTTGTTTGTACTATATGATATTTAATTTATCAAGAAAATCTCTAACATCTTTAGGCATTTCCTTGTTGTCTAATTCTACCATAGACATCTGTTTCTCTGCAAGTCGTGCAGAGGTAGACCAAGTATGAATCTCAATCTCATGGTTAGAATCTTTAGGTGTATGTGATATTGCTCCAAATACAGCGCCACATACAGCATCTGCTAAGTCCTTAGATTTTTTACGTGGATGATCAACTCTAGTATTTTTCATAATTTTGAGTTCTGACATTTCTTCCAGTAATAAAGGAATTCTTGGTATCGCAACTCTTTCTTCGTATATCATCATTGCTAGATCTTCGTAATGTTTTTTAGCAACAGAGACGGTATCGGTCTTTATGCCTACCGCTTTTAATTCCTGTTGAATATCAAATGATTGCCAACGGTCAAATGAAACAACTCCAATATTAAATCCTTGTCTGCGTAAGTTAATGATCCATTGTTTTACTTCTGATAAATTAACTGGACCCTCTGCTTTTGGTTCCCACCAAGCAACTGCATCAACTATAACCATTGGTGCTACTTGTTCATAGTCTTTAATAACCTGAATATTTACCCATTTATCTACATGAGCAATTGCTACAGCACACTTGTCATGTTTTTGTGCAAGGTCAGCATGAATGTAATATATTTTTTCTGGATCAGGTTTAAATGATTCATCAAATCTTCTAAAGTTATCAACTGGATTTCTTAATGTCATACATTTTTCTAACTTATCTTTTTGTTTAAAAAATGCATCTGATGCAAATGTTGGTGTGCATGCAAAGCGCATCATGGCATCGCCAAGGTCTGTGTAAAATGCTAATTTAAAATCATCTATTTTTCTAGTAGGGTTTACATCCCATGTTGTTTTTTTAAGTGCTAAAACTTTTGGAACTTTGTAAGAAATAATTGTATCTTCTTCCCATGCAATTTCAAATTGATTATTCGGATCATTGTGTGGTAAATCTTCATTCATAATAAAGATATGTTTCTTTTCAATAGTTTCTTTTTCTGCAATAACATCTTCATATCTTTTAGAAATAAAGTCACCTTGATAACGAGGGAATGAAAGTAATACTACTTTGCCTAAATCTGGAAAACGAGAATCTACAGATCCACGAAATGCCTTATAAATATTTTCTGCAGTTTTACCTTGCTCATTTCCAGTTCCAACTTCAGATGCAAAACCAGAAATTTCATCAAGAACTGCAAGTAATAAGTTTAAACCTTCATGCGATTCTCTTTCTGAGTGTCCAGAGTAAACAGTAATTGATTTATCAAACTCAATACTGTCGGCTTTTGCATTGTACTTTCCTGCAAACCATGGTGATTTTTCTATTTTAGTTTTAAATCCTTTAAAAAATACATTCTTTGCTTGTTGTGCGTTAATGGCTACGTTTATGATATCAATTGCATCCCCGCTTGGTTTTCCATAATACCTAGCAGGATCTTTAAGGCATAGCAGTTTATATACTATGTATGCACAGGCTACCGTTGATACAAAGTCTTTTCCAGATCCCTTGCCAAGTTGCAAAATAATTTCATTTTTAGTATATTTATCAAAATATTGAGCACCAGCAACTGATCCAAATATTTCTTGTAGTTCTTCTTTACGATAAATTTGACTCATTGCTTCTACAATTTCATACTGTATTAAAGACAATTGTGGCTGCCCAAGATAATCAGCAGATTCAACAAATGTTTTTGCGTCTACTGGAATTTCGTCAAATTGATTTTCTTTTAAAACTTCTAAAAAATCATTAAACATCTTGGACAATTGTAATTACCTCTCCATCTTTAGCAATTTGAGAAAGGCGTCTCATAATTAAATCACGAACCTCTGGATGGGTTGAAGCAATGTCTCTTAAGATTTCAACAAGAACCTCTTGTCGTCTTTCAATTTCAACCATTTCTTCTGCAAGTTCTTTATTTTCTAAAAGTCCTGCTTTTTGTAACATTTCAATTCTAGACTTTTCAATATCCATTACTAATTTAATTGCTTGAGTTTTTGCACTAAGATTATTGGTCATACTTGATTCATCAATTACTTCATAGGCTTTTGTAATAAGTTTTGTATAGTGTGTGTCAGCGCCAGCAAGGGCTTCTTTAGCACGAGCACGAATTGCATCATTTGCAGATGCCATAACTTTCCACTCATTAATTAATGAAACAACACGAGTACGTGGAATGTCTAACTCTTTAGAAATTTTTGTTGGATCTTGACCTTTAAGATATTCTGTAACTACCTTATTAACTTCATCAAGATGCTCAATTAATTCTGTTTCAGTTGACATTTTTTTCCTTTGCTATTTTTAATAAAACTAAATATCCTATCAAGTCATCAATGTCATTGTCTCCAGGATAGTCTGTGCCTTTCATAAGACGACTTAGTTTGTCATCAATTCTAACTTTAAGTTGTTCTGCTGGATCTGACTTGCTAAAAATTCTTACAGGATCAAGGGCAGAATCGCCATATGCTATGTTTTTTTCAATTAACATTTGTGCAATTGCTAAACAGTTTGTAAGGATAGCGTTTCCAGATGGAGCACCAAGAGAATGTAAATATAAATCATTATAATTAAAATGATTTACATCATCATACACGGGTTTTAATTTCATCTTTTTGATTTCCTTAATCCAAATTTTGCAAGGTATACATAGATAGTTTCAACACTAGTTCCGCATTCCTTAGCAATATCCTGTGGAGACTTTTTGTCCATAACAAACCTTTTACGGAGCCAAGACTCGCTTGTATATAGTTTAGCAGCCATAAGATTATTTGTCAACTTCTGTTTCAGAAATATCATAGTCATACGCATTTGAGTCTTCTAAAACCCATTTATCGTAACTCTCAACATCCCATTTGTTTGTATTTATAAGTCTTTGTATTACTAGATCTTTCTTAGTTACAAATGATGGCTCTTTTAATCTAATGCGGTTATTAGGCTGTACCGCAAAATTTCCATCATCTCTTTGAATAACGTGGCCACATTTATGTTGCCCTGGACTTTCTGAATATCCATCATCTAAAATGTTGCTTTCTGGGTTGTGCCAATCCAAAGTAAATAAATATTTTCCGCCAATATTATTTTTATTTCTATCTATGTAAGACATTCGCATATTACTTAGGTTTTCAAATTTTGTAACTGTGATATGTGGACTAAAAGAATTCCAAAGCACAAGGTTGTAGATTGGCTCTTCAGGAACTCCTGGCTTTGTGCAAAATGCATTGATTGGCATTCTCCACCAAATCCCTCCATCTTCCATTAAAAAATGAAATAAAGGACTTCTACTTTTAATACTAGATACACCAAAAATTACACATGGAAAATATTGATTATGGCTATCTTCTTGATCTCTTAAAAAATTACCACGTACATAACACTCAATTGGTGGTATGTTAGCGTTTAACTCTGGCATTATTCCTCCACTCTCATTGCTTTATTCCAGTTATTAATAGCCCAATGGCCGATACCACAAGCATCAGCAACGTCATTATCGTCAATACTTTTATCGTAGTTGATTTCAATTAACTTAATAGTCCTTTCTTTTCTAATCTGTCTTTCATAAGACTTATACCAAGAGTCTGACTTACCTGGATTTTTTGCTCTAATATTTATTTGTTCTTCTTTTGTTAATCTTTTATTTCCTAAATAATTTTGCCAAGTAATTGGTGATACTGTTCCTATTTGTTTTGTTCCAGTTAAACCTGCTGCTCCCAGTAATGCTCCTTGAACAAGTGCAAGATCGGCAGCAGTTTTTGGGCTATTCATAAAAACTGTATGCTCTATTACAATTGCTTCAAAACCACCAGAGTATTCAAAAAATGCTTTTGTTTTTGCACAAGCATCCATCACTTTTTGATAGTTTGTATTTCCTTCAAATTTTATTTTTCCAACTGTGGTAAGTTTTTTATTGTTAAATAATGCAAAGGCAAGGCTTGTGGTGCTTGCATCAATAGCACAAATTGTTTTAGGTTCACCATTGTTGTTCATAATCAATAAACCCCTTTATTTGCTTTAACATTTTATCTACTTCTTTTTTATTTACATTACAATTAGGACAAAATCCAAAATCATTATATATTGAAAGTTGTTCTCCACAACCACCAATACAAAGTCTTTTTTTTCCTATTCTTTTTTGTCTACGGGTTATTTGATACCTTTCGGCTATCTTGATTTTAGTGGACTCTTCTCTACAAGCATCTCCACAATAGATCTGATAACTTACTTTTGGTTTAAACTGGGTCTCGCATCT